ACCATTTTCACAAGTTGCAGTCAATTGTACAAATTGAGCTGAATATGCCGTACTTCCTGGAGTAACTGCTGCTAAGCATTTTAATGCTACCCAAACACTTCCCTGGTCTGGGGTTTGAGTATTGCTATCATGTTCTGCAACAATATCAAAACCATTTTGACCTAATTTAAGATTATTACTTTCTGCTACTGTATATTTAAGTATTCCCATATTATCCTCCTGCTCTAAGCACTGGGAGTGCATGAATGAGCTTGTTTAAATTATTATTATCTTTAGTAGATTCGGGAGTTACCCTTTATACGATAACTCCCATAGTTCTACAAAACTATTAATCCTTATTGATTTGGATTATGATGTAGTAATAGCACCATTTATACCTGATAAGGCAGTTCCTACATACTCACCTTTAGTAAACATTAATTCTACAACATCACCTTTTTGAGCTGATGTTCCAATTATAACGTTACTAACTTGAGTTCCAGCTGTTGAAGCTGCAGTTCCAGATACATCTAGCCCTACAAAACTAACGATTGCACTTCCTGCTGCTATTGTTATAGCATTGCCAGGAGTTTCTTCTTCTACTATAAATTTATAATAGACACCATCTTCTCCTGTAGAAGCAGTTGGTAAAGTTATTGCAACTGTTCCGCCTGCAGCGTCAAGCATAAAAACTTTTCCGCTATCTTCGTTAGTTAATGTTACATCAGCATTAATAGAATGAACTTTTTTCTTATGTGTAAAAGTAGAACTACTATTTACATTTAATATGTCGCTTCTCATTATAATGCCTCCTCAAAGTTAAACAACGCATGTGTTTCAGGCAATGTAACTTCAAGACCTGCTTCTGTAAGAATCATATCTTTACGTAAGTCCTCATCTGCTTGTTGTACATTTGTTGTGATTGAAGTATCTCTATTGACACCGTTACCAACTAATGGTCTGTATGATACATGGTCTAAGTCAGCAAGTAACATGAACTCTCCAGACATTCCTCTGAATAAAGGTTCTTTTACTAAACTTAAATCACCATGCACTGTATCAATCTTCATAACCTTATGACCAAAAGAGCCTTGACTAGCATCAAAGTTATATCGATTTGAACCACCCATTGAGTCACCAACAAATCCAGCGCCATCGCCTAATTTATTGAATAATGAAATTACAGGTAAAGAGCATAAAGCTAATTTACTTGTATTTCCGCCTCTAGCTGGGTCAAATACAACTTCTAAGTCTCTTAATAAAGTATCATAAGACAGACTTCCTGCTGCTACTGTTTTCAAGTAAGCTTGACCTTCTGTGTATTCTAATTGCTCAGAATCTTCTATTGTTTGAGATTGACCATTAGCCATAATATGACCTGCAAGACCTTCAGTGTATTGAATACCACCAGAAGATGCACGTTGTCCAAAAAGCATTGCTCTTTCAATGTCAATTTTATGTTCTCTTAATTTAAGATTCCATATCCTATCCCATTCACTAGCATAGCCTCTATAAACAGTTGCTCTTGCTGTATTAGTCATTTCACACGCTGTTTTAAAGATTTGAGTATGTCCATAATCGTGGTCTAGCTCTTGTGAAAATACATCTGGAGCTCCTGAACCTTGCTCGAATGATGTACCAATAACTGTAGCTTTTGCATTTGCTCCTGAATCAGCGTCACTTCCTGGATTAGTTAACCATTTAATATCAATTGATGTTGTTGAGTTAACAGCCTCTATTCTTGCATTTGCATGATTAGGGGCCCCACTATTACCAGTAGTTGATTCAACTGATATAACCATTCCTTTAATCAGCCAAGGTTGTGCAGCTGATAAAGTTGCTGTAACCGTAGCTCCTGCTGAAACTGCAGCAAGATTTGTTGAAATAACAAAACTTCTATCAGTCATTGCAATCTTAGTCCTATCTTCCAAAAATCTGAATTGAGAATCAGATGTTGGAACTTTTCCTACTTTTGACAAGTATACAAAAAATGGAGACTCTTCTGGAGATAACTCAGCAATTCTATCACTAAAGTCATATAATCTTCTTGACCCTTGTGTTAAGCTTAATGCTGTTTGCGACCCAGGAGTTCCAAACTTAACTTGTCCAGAATTATAATTTGCCATTATATTCTACTCCTTGTTTATATTATTATTTACAATACGTTAGCTCGACTGCCAGCTTTAATAATACCTTCCCACAATTCATCCTTTTCATCTTTCCTAATTGGTTGCTCACCAGTTAAAACACCACCCTGTTGAGGAACCGCTTGATTTTGACGAACAGCATCAAGTGGATTATTTGTATTATCCTGTTGTACTGGTTGTTCATTAGTTACAGCTCTCCACATATTAATTGCACCATCAACACCATATTCAGCTGGGTTTTTGCTTGCAAAATCAACAAATGAATTAATTTCTTCAGGTGTTAATCCTTTTGCAGCAAGTTCATTTTGAAGTTTATTCATACCAACTTCCTTTTGAACACCTGCCATTTGGCTTTTAACAGCACTATCTATAGAGTCCTGCAACTCTTGTTGTCGAAACTTATACGATTTAGATGCTGGGTCATTATAGGCTTCCCATGGGTCAAACTCATCTTTATCTAAAACTATACGTTCAGGTTGTGCTGGTTGACCACCTTGAACCATTCCAGAAATTGTATTAACAATATCAGGTCGTGATTCCAACATTTTACCAATCTGTTCGTATTGCTTTAACTTTTGATTTTCACTATGAAGCTTATCTTTTTCTGATTGAAAATATTTAGCTTGTGATTCCCAATCATTTACTGATTCTTCACCTTGTGTTTGATTTTCATCTTGCCCTACATTATCATTGATTTCACCTTGATTATCAAGATTTTCATTTTCTAATGCGTCCATTTCACTCTCCTTTGTTTTGCAATCTCTCTTGCTTTTCTTGAGTTTGGCCACGTAAACGTAACTTCTCTGCTTCGAGTTTAACTGCATTTTCTAGTTTGCCAACAGCAATCGAATTTGCTGACTTGGTTTGAGATTCTTGTGACTTTAACTCAGTTTTAAATTTCTCAACTTCTGAACGTTTTCGAGCTGAGATTGACTCTCTATGAGCTGTTTGTAAATCACCTTGTAAATTCTTGACTGCTTCTTGAGCTTGTTGTAATTGCCCTTGTAATTGTTGTACAATGTCCATTCTTTGAAGAACACCTTCTTTGTCAAATATATCTGTTTTCATTAAAGCTTCTGTTCTATCAATAAGTCCTGCTTGATATGCTTCCATGTATATTGACCATTCTCCCCATCTATTTGATGGCATAGTAGAATTTCCAATAATATTAATATCATATTGACCTATAGTTAAATCATTCATCATCTCTCCAATAGCTTGAGATTTATCGTTATAATGATTAACCATATATTCAGACATATCATTATTAGGTTGTACTACTCTAAAAACTTTTTTATAAGTATAATGTTCTTTAGCTAAATTATATATAACTTGGCCTAATCTCCTTAAAGAACCTTCAATATCTCTTAATTTTGATTTACTTCTTCTTTGACCAAAATCTTCAAGCATCATTGTAGCAGAAGATGTTTTTGGTGCAACTTCCGTATTCCCTTGCATCATCTCAAATATACCCATATTTAAATCAATATACTTTTCAATAAGCTGAGGCAATTGCATTACAGAGTTAGATAAAGGTTGTGGAGAAGGGAAATGTGGTTCTCCCATTGACGGGTCATATTCTATTGTTGCATTAGGATTAGCCCAATCTCTTTCTAATTCTTCTATATCATCAACACTTCCTTGAGGTATTAACAGCTTTAAGCCTGATGATGCTTGCGCATGCGAAGTAATTAATGACATTGTTTTATTTAAAAATCTTTGAAAATCTTTATTCTTTCTAACATCACTCATAGGATATGGAGTATTAGTCCATATGTTTGGAACAGGAACAATAGGATATTTATCTGTATTTAAAATTCTTTCATATAAAACAATTTGCCCTAAAGTACATGTTAATTTAATTCTTGTTTGTTGGACTTCAACAATATCAATCAATCCTGCTTCTACAGCTTCTGGCATACCAGATTCTGATAGAAACATTTGCATATTTTCTGAATCAAGGATTCTCTCTTCTCCACTTTTCATATCCATAATTCTATAATATGGAACTTTAATCTTGGAAAAATGTTCAATTAATTGATATCTTTCAGACCCTTCTCCAGTATCTTTATCTTTGATATAGTCAGGAGTAAATGAACCTACAGTTCTTTTATTTAAAGGAGACGGATATGTATCGTCTTCATAATAGCTTTCTACTTCATCAATAAGCATTTTACCATTTTCTTCATTGACTTCTTGTAGCTGAGGATATAAATCTAATAACTGAAACTTTGTAAATATAGTTGATAACATCATCCCTGTAGCATCATCAAAATATCTACTTCTAGCATTTGGGTCTATACAAACCCTAAATGGGTCTACATATGTAAATTTAACTTCTCCTCTACCGTAATCAGCTTCTCTGTCTACATATGCATAAAAATAACCTAATCCAGTAACAGTATAATCATGTATAGTTTGTTTAAATATTTCATTACCATCGGATATATTCCAAATATATTCAAGTATTGTTTTCCATACATTTGCCAAATCACTATCTGAATCTTCTCTAGGCATTGCTGAGAACTTCGGAGGTTTTGATGTTATAATAGCTTTAAATTGTTCAATAGCTCCGTAAAGCCTATCTAATGGAATATTTGACTGATTTCTGGATTCAAGTTCAGAAGCTTCGTTTTCACTGAAATGATTGCCTAAATAAAAATCAATGTCTTCTCGTGCATGGTCTTCCCACTCTTTTCTGGCATCATGCCATCTATCCCATAGTTCTTTTGTATATATTGCTCGTTTATCCGCTTCTATCATAGTGTGTAATATAATAATTATTTATTAGAAAATCAAATACGTGAACCCGTCATCCAATTATAACGTTTCTTTGGCTTCTCCCAAGAGTCACCTTTTTTAACTTTTTTTATCTTTCCAGCCTTCTTATTTCCTTTTGCATATTGAGTTGATAACCAAAAAGCATCTATAGTATCATCATGTGAACCTTTAGGAAAATCAAGTAATTCTCCTATAAATTCATGCATATCTTTTTTTAAATGAACAGCTCCTGCTTTAAACATAGGTTGAAGTCCTTCAAATAGCCTATCTTTCTTTTTTTGTTGTCCATATCCTTTTATTCCCATTTCAATACCAGGTAAGAATTTTCCCTCTTTTTTACTTCTCTTTTGAACATAATCTCTTAACATTTCTTGATATGATATTGTTTCAATGTTTATTCTCTTAATCGGGCTATATCGTTCTGCAATCTTAAATATCTGGTCGGCACACTCCATTGGTAATACTCTTTTTCTCCAATATTCAATAATATAATAATCGTATTCAGCAGTAACAGCAGTGACCATAATAACACTATAGTCGTTCCTTCCTCTT